CACAGCCCCAGGCCGCAGAACTCAAAGACTTCGATGCGCCGACCGCCGATGAAGGACGTCCCGTGCCGGTCGTGTTCGGCAGTGTGCTGGTGAAGAGCGCCAACGTGGTCTGGTACGGCGATCTGCGCACCACGCCGATCAAATCCAAAGGTGGAAAGAAATGACCGACATTCTTGTGACCCATGGTGACATGCGTCGCCTGGGCTACTGCAATCGTGGCGCGCGGGAGTGGTTCGCGCGCCACCAGCTCGACTGGAGCCAATTCATTGATCGGGGGCTGCCCGCGCCCGTGTTGCTGGCAACTGGGGACAGCATGGCCGAGGACGTAGTCACCGCCGCCCGAGAACGCATCGCCTCCGAGGTGAACGATGGGCGGTAGCAGCAAATCGCAGACGGTCGGCTACCGCTACTACCTGGGGATGCACCTAGCCATCTGCCACGGGCCGGTCGATGCCATCACCGAGATCCAGGTCGGCGAGCGCCAGGCCTGGAGCGGCAATCTCACGGCCAGCGGTCGGATCACGGTCAACATGCCCGAGTTGTTCGGCGGCGAGAAACGCGAGGGTGGTGTCTCCGGCGCCATCGATGCCGCCTTCGGTCAGACGGCGCAGACACCGAATGATTACCTCGTCTCGAAGATCGGCTCGCCGCAGCCAGCCTATCGCGGGATTCTGAGCTTGATTCTGCGGCAGGTGTACATCGCCGCGAACAACCCCTACATGAAGCCATGGGCAGTGCGCGTGAAGCGCTGCTTCCGCGACTGGTACTCCGCAAAGGCGGAAATCAGCGGCGCCGCCAACCCCGCGCACATCGTCTACGAGTGCCTGACAAACGCCGCCTGGGGCATGGGCTATCCGACGGCCAGCATCGATGACGCTTCGTTTCGCGCGGCGGCTGATGTGCTCTACACCGAAGGGTTCGGCCTGAACATGATCTGGCTGCAGCAGAGCAAGATCGAGCAGTTCATCAAGGAAATCATGGATCACATCGGCGGCGTGCTCACGACCTCGCCGTCGACCGGGCGCTTCGTCCTGAAGCTGGTGCGCGCCGACTACACCGTCTCGACGCTCCCCGTTCTGAGCCCGAACAACATCATCGAGCTGGAGAGCTTTCAGCGGGCGGCCTGGGGTGAGACGACCAACGAGATCGTGCTCATCTACACCAAGCCAGACACCTTCAAAGAGACCAGCATCGCGGTCCAGGATCTGGCCAACATCCAGGCGCAGGGCGCCGTGGTATCGCAGACACGGCGCTACCCCGGCATCACCTCGGACAACCTTGCTGCCCGGGTCGCCATGCGCGATCTGGCCGTTGTCTCCACGCCGCTTGCCAAGGTCCGCTTGAAGGTGAACCGCGCAGCCTGGAATCTCTACCCAGGCGACGTGTTCAAGCTGGAGTGGCCCGCGCTCGGGATCGCCGGTCTGGTGATGCGGATTGCAGGTGTCGACGGCGGCTCACTCACCAACGGCGCCATCAGCATCGACGCAGTCGAGGATGTGTTCGGACTGCCCTCGGCGGCCTACACCGCCTCGCAGCCCACGGGATGGACCGATCCGGTTCCCGCGCCGACGGCGACCACGCCCCGGCGGCTGGTCGAGGCCCCGTACTGGGACGTTGCCCGTGCACTGTCCGCAGCGGAGCTGGCCTACCTCGATGCCACCGACTGCTTCCTGCAGACCCTGGGCGGGCGCCCAGTACCGGGTGCCATGAACTACGACTTGTATAGCAAGACGAGTTCGGCATCGACTTACAACCAGCGCGGCCAAGGCGAGTTCTGCCCCACGGCGGTCTTGGCTTCCGGCCTCGCGCAGGAGGTGACGAGCACGGCCACCTACAGCGGCGAACTCGACATCGATCTGGTCCCCACCGGGACCTATGCCTACATCAACGACGAAGTCGTCCTGGTCACTGCGATCAACACGGCCACTCAAAGCCTGACGCTGACCCGTGGCGTCATGGACACCGTGCCGGTCAGCCACGTCGCCGGCAGCCGGATCTGGTTCGCCGATGGCGCACAAGGCATCGACCCGACCGAGTACGCTGCTGGCGAAACGGTGAACGCACGACTGCTCACCGTGACCGGCAAAGGCACGCTGGCGCTGGCATCGGCTCCCACCGACTCCCTCGCGATGAACCGCCGCCAGAATCGCCCGTACCCGCCCGGCAACGTCAAGATCAACAACGTGGCCTACCCGGCGGTCGCCAAGGGTGACTTGGTCATCTTCTGGGCGCACAGGGACCGCCTCAGCCAAACGGTCAGCCTGGTGTCCCAGACCAACGGCAACATCGGCCCGGAGGCTGGCGTGACCTACACGCTGCGCATCTACGGGGAAGCGGGCAGCCTGCGGCGTACCTACAGCGGCCTGACCGGCACCAGCCAGACCTACACATTGGCCGACGACACCGCCGATTCCGGTCTTGGCCGACCCAATGCTGCGCTGCGAATCGAGCTCGAATCCAACCGCTCCGGCGTGATCAGCCTGCAGAAGCACTCGATCTCCTTCGAGCGCGCCGGCTACGGACTTTCCTACGACAAATACTACGGAGGCATCTGATGCCCGCAATCACTGACCCGAACCTGGGACTCAACTACGGCTGGACGCTCGGCGAAAGCGGCTGGGGCGCCGGTATGGACGCCAACCTGAAGCGGCTGGGCGCCGTCGTCAGCCTCTCGGTCAAAGACCGCGATCTGGCCACACCGCCCGCCAGCCCAGTCAACGGCGACCGTTACCTGATTCCCGCTGGTGCCACCGGCGTCTGGAGCGGCAAAACCGACCAGATCGCCGCGAGGATTGCCGGCGCATGGGAGTACCACATCCCCAAAATCGGCTGGCTGTGCTTCATCGAGGACGAGGCCGTGCTCTCGGCCTACAAAGCCACTGGTTGGAGCCCCGGCATCGCCATCTGAACCCTTTCCACCGAACCCCAGAAACCCGCCCTCGTGGCGGGTTTCGCATTTTTGGAGCCTGCCCATGACCGACCCACAACAACCTGTCCTGGTCGACAACATGCTCCTCCTGCGCAAGGAGGATTTCGACGACCTGCTGGAACGCGCCGCAGAACGTGGTGCCAAGCGAGCCCTGGCCGACGTTGGCCTGGATGGCGACGACGCGGCTCACGATATCCGCGAACTGCGAGGACTCCTCGATGCCTTCAACACCGCCAAGCACACCGCATGGCAGACCGTCATCAAGATGGTCACCACCGGATTCCTGCTGGCATTGGTGGCGGGCGCGCTCATCAAGCTCAAGGTGTTCGGAGGTGGCCAATGATCGAGACACTGCTTGGTGGTTTGCTCGGCGGCGCTTTCCGCCTGGCGCCCGAACTCCTCAAGTGGCTCGACCGCAAGGGCGAACGCGGCCACGAACTGGCGATGCAGGACAAGGCACTGGAGTTCGAGAAGCTACGCGGTGCGCAGCGCATGGACGAAATCGGTGCCGGTGCCGATGCCGCGTGGAACGTGGGCGCGATCGAGACTTTACGCGAGGCCGTCCGCACACAAGGCGAGAAAACAGGTGTCCGCTGGGCCGACGCCCTGTCGAGCAGTGTGCGTCCGGTCATCACCTACTGGTTCATGGCGCTGTACTGCGCCGCCAAGATGGCCGCATTCGTGGCCGCCATCGAAGGTGGGGCTGACTGGGGCGTCGCCATCGTCCACGCATGGACCGAAGCTGACCAAGCGCTGTGGGCCGGCGTGCTGAACTTTTGGTTCATTGGACGCGTGTTTGATCGGGTCCGGCAATGAGCCAGATTCCCCATGCCGCCGTCGTGCTGGCGAAGCGATTCGAGGGATTTCATCGAATTCCGAAGTCAGATCCGCTGCGCCGCGCCCATCCCTACATCTGTCCGGCCGGCTACTGGACGATCGGCTACGGGCGTTTGTGCAAACCAGACCACCCACCGATCAGCGAGGAAGAGGGCGAGGCCTACTTGCGTCAGGACCTGCGCACGGCCCTTGCTGCAACGCTGCGCTACTGTCCGGTGTTGGCGACCGAGCCCGAGGGGCGGCTCGCGGCCATCGTGGACTTCACGTTCAATCTTGGTGCCGGACGGCTGCAGACATCCACACTGCGTAGGCGAATCAACCAGCGGGACTGGCTTTCTGCAGGACAAGAACTGCGGCGCTGGGTGTATGGAGGCGGAAAAGTGCTGCCCGGTCTGGTGACGCGACGGGAGGCAGAGTCAGCGCTCCTTCTCTCGTAGCTGGGCGAACACCCGTTATCGGATCATCGCCAGGAGGCCGATAGCCACAACAACTCCAATGACACCGGAAGCAGCAACGGCTCCCCACGTCCCCAGCTTTGGTTTCAGCCAGTAATAGCTGCCGAAGGCGACCAACCCACCGACAAGGCCAAAAAGCTTGACGATTATTACTGCCAAAATGGATGGCCAGAGCCAGTCCCATGAGCCGGATTTCTTTTCGGGCGTAATCGGTGGTGCTGATTCAGGTGCGGGCGCAGACGTTGCGGACGGCGCGTTTGGGTCTTCGTAAGCCATTGGCTTCTCCTATTGTGATTATCAATTTCCTACAGCATTCAAGGCGCTCATCAGAATCAGTACACTGAAGCCTGCAGCGGTACACACAAGCGCACGCAGCACTCCCCACTTCTTATGGATTACCACTGCATTGGCGGATGTATCCCACAATGTTGTGCCAGTTTTCGTGAGACGCCGATAGGCGAACAGTTGCGTGAACAATGCGACGAATGGAATGCCAAGCCCCACCCCCTGAAGAAAGACGAGGAAAGAGCGGTTTAGCGCCTCCGGAAAGGACAACAGGTCCCCGCCCGGATGGGCCACCCTGATGCCGAACAGCCATTTTGCCGGGGTAGTTCCGAACAACGAGAGAAACACTGATTCGGCAGGCACCCAAACCAGATACAGCATGAAACCGGCGATGATGGGATTTTCTATTGCCTTGGCGAAGCCCGCCGCCTGTTCAGGGATCGTCGCGCTCAAAGCGAATATCAGCAGAAGGAACAACAGAAACCCTGCAGTACAAATGTCCACCGTCCGCGCGAACAATCGTCTCCATGGGTGATGTTGCCCCCCGAGAAAACTCTTGCTCTGATCAACGGATGATTTTGGCTCTTGGGCGAACCCGTCGAAGGTTGGCGGCGGTGCATTGGGATCTTCGTAGGCCACTGGCGTCTCCTGTTCTTCTTATCGAATCACGATGCTGCTTTTTAACCGGTTGTGGGCCGCAATTGCTTGCTGATCACCTTCGATGTACGAAAGCGTGATCAAGGCTTTCTCGGCGCCCAACGGGACGTGGTACTGGGTTACCCTCATCGTCTCTGCCGAGTTGGCCGTTGATGTGCGGCCGTAGCGAATGATCAGGGCGGTCTGACCTCCAATTGGTTCAACGGCAAAGCTGGGGCGTCCAACCTCCTTCATTCCATACTTCGCCATCCCCGCCCACATCGTTGGAGACTCTACGCGCCAGACGTCCGCCAAATCCGCCAACACCTGCTGCTTATTGGCCTGAACCTCCTGCCTAACGTCTGCTTGAGTGAGTGGCGGTTCCATCGGAATGAACGACACCCGGACAAACACCCGGGAGGGTGCTGGATAGGACTGCACCGATAGCGAGGCCACATGATCAATAGCCACGCCAGTCATCTTTTCGCTGAATTCCTTGACACGCCTACGCTGTTCGGCATCACTGATCGTCCAGTCGCTCGGCACTTCAAGCTGGACCCGCCCTTTGACGTTGAGCTTGGTGTAACCGGCTGACTGCGCGGCGATCGGCATGGCGACCGCAGCCAACAAGCAGAAGCACAGGGCGAAGAATATTGTTCTGGAATTGTTCATCATCAGTTCTCAGTGAGGAGGCTGTTCAGCAACTCCTGCTGGACAGCTTGCAGTTGGCCACGGCTCTGTGGTGAACCGGTTCCCTCATAAACGTTGATCGAGAGCGGCAGGGAGTTCAGGAGCGTGATTGCGCTGATTCCCGAAATTGGTCGGCTGCTTTCCCCAACGCTCATGTTCATCCGCATGGAAAAATAGACCGCGTTCCCGTCCCGCCCAATCGGTTCAAACTTCATGTCTGTTAGGGTGACGTCGCTATTCTCGAACGACGCTTTCAGCCGTCGATTGAGCTCGGCGGAATTCACCCGGGGAGTCGACTTGGAAAGGCCGGAAAGGAACGCCTCTCGCGGCATCTCGATTCGCTGGAAATTCCCCTTCGGGCCGATAAGTTGGATTTGCAGCCAGTGATCCAGCATTTCCCTTCGCCCCATTCTGTAGTCCTCCAACTCGGAACAAAGGACTGCCGCATGCACGAGGCGCGAACCTTCTGCGAGGGAACGCTTTGCCAAGTCCATGAGCTCGACTTCGCGCGCCGACTCACCCGGCGTGCAATAGCCACTTGGATTGGAGAACAGGACCTGCTGACCAAGCACGTTCACCGACTCCGCAGCCGCGCGTTGCTGGATAACAGTCTCCAGGCCAGCCTGCCGGCTCTGCGTGACTGGCGCGACAGTTGGCGGTGAATAGGAGGGCACTGCGGTGACGGGGGCTTGAGCAACTGGTGCCGTCGCCGAGCGGGTGGACTCGTTCTTGGTCGAGTTGACGAAGACAATGAGCAGAAGCCCGATGCCCAAGCCGATACCGACCATCCATTTACCGGTGGCCACGTCTGATGAGCCGTCGCTCTTTGATTTTGACGGCGGTGGAACAATTGAGGCAGACGGCGCTTCCTC